TGGGCGCAGGTGCAGCAAAGGCATTGATGCCAGTTGCTGCTGTAGGAGCAGGTGCGGGTACAGTTAACGCAGCTAAGCCCGCGGGAGCAGGAGTTGGAGCAACGTTTGCTAACGTAGAGTTGTACTGGTTTAGTGCATTGTTCTGTTGGTCCCGCAATAAAGCAGCGCCCTCCCAAGTGCCAGCCTGCTGGTACAAGTCTTCGTCGCTATACATTATTGGTGCTGGCATTATCCAACCTTCCAATTTGTACCGTCAGAGTAAACGGGTGTGGCTACAGCACCGCCGGTCACTACGGTTGATCCAAATGAAGGGGCCAGCGCATCTGTTACAAAAGACCTAGCGCCTACACCAGAAGTTACCGCGCTTGGTAGTGTGGCGACAGTGTAGTTGCTCAACGGTGGTATCACCGTGTTTGCCGATAACTTGGTTAGTAAAGCGTCAAGCCGGTTAAAGTACAGGCGTAGGACGTTGTTAAGTTGGTCAGCGTACTGCGGGGTGTAATCGTCTGGGGCTAATGGTAGATTAGGCGCGGCAACTTGATTAAGTTCAGACGAAGCAACGACAATAAAACTCATGAGTTACCTCGTCTTCCATCTGGTTTGATGTCAATACGAGGCGCACCTAACTGCCACTGCGTGCCCAACGTATTGCAGTCAATCTGAAACACCATCTGACGGCCACGCAGCCGCATAAACACTTGACCAGTAAACTCTTGGATGTTTACGGAGGATGTTCTTTGCACGGTTGACGCCGAGGTACCCGCGGTGGACGCTGGGTTGTTAGCCCCAGTGCCTGAGTTCTGAAACGGAATTAGTGTCAAGGTTACTTGCGGGGTAGTGCCTGCTGTAGATGTACGGAAAGTTAAATCTGGTAACACGCGATAGATAAACCCAAAAGTTTGCCCATCGTCTATGTCAAACTGAGACGATGTAATAGTTGACGTAATTGCTGTTGGGATTGCTGTCTCGTTGTTGTCAATCCCCTCTTCGTGGTTAACTAAATTAAAGTTATACGTAGCGGCGACCGGGTAGTCTCGCAAGCCAGAGTCAATCCAAGCAGTGCGACCAAGATTGGTACCGTAGTACCAGATGTCTTCGCCGTAGTTGTAAATAACATACCTGTCAATCTCGGTGCTGTTTTCTGAGCAATAAAACCACCATACTTCGTTAAAGCCTTCGCTTGTACTAGCAAAAACTTGAAGATTTTGTGTTTGATTGATATCGCTAAAAATGTACTCGCGTAGATCACAGCGCAACGTTGCTAAACGTCCGTCGTATTTATAAAACTTATCAATCCCCATCCAGTACACAATCCCAGACCCAATTGCCACCGCGCCGGGACTTTGTATAGAAATGTTGTCCCCGAGTAACTGAGCGCCCCACACAGTAGGGGGACCTTGATATTGCAAAGAGTACACAGTGGAGTCGGTAAAAACTACAATCTCTTGCCTAGCTTGGATAGCTGTAATGATCTCAGAGCCGTGGGATAGTTGCAAACTCCCAGCTTGGCTTGTAGCTGAGACCGCCCAACTAGTAATAGATTCCTGGTCAGACCAACGAATCAACATTGGGTTAAGAATTGAACTACCGTAGTCGTCGCAACCAAATGCAAAAGTAAATCTGCTTTGGTCGGACACAAAGACATAGTTAACTACAGAGGGCACCTCAGCGTCCGCGCCAACTAAACTAGATACAAGAACAGCTCGTGTTGTAAGCCCGTTGGTAGCATCCCATATGTACAAAGGGCCGCCCCGGTAAGTAAAAATAAGGTCTTCACCCCAATTGTTCTGGCTCCATACACGCAAAGGAATGGTGCTAGATGTGCCAACGCCCCAGTCCCCGGCGCCCCACTTTCCCGCGCCCCAACCAGTAATAGCTACCTCAATTGGCGCGGAAACATTAATTTGGTAATTAGCTACAACCGCTGAACCGCCGGACGACCCCGCGGCAATTACGGTTGGCGCGGTTGAAATTGTGTACGAGTTAGCGTCAATAACCGTTATCTTAAACTCAGCGTTAAAAGTAGTTGCGTACGTTCCGGTAGCGCCGCTAAAAGTTACATAGTCGTCGGTGTTACCACCGTGCCCGGTAGCAGCCACCGTAACCGTGGTGGTGCCGTTACCAGTAAAAGGATTAGTGCCAAGTGTAGCGGTTGACCTTATTGGTGTGATATCGTAGTAAGACCCGTCGCGCTCTATGTAAACTTTAATGTTGGTTGTTAAACCCATTAAATTAAGGCCCGCTAGTGTGACCCAGTTCCACAAGGACCGGCACAAGCCAAGAAACGTAAAGCTGGAAACGCGAGTCCAACCACCAAGTTTTTCCGGATTTCCAGCGCGAAACCTAATTTTATCGGCGTCATACCATCCACCGGCTACATTAGTAGTAGCGCTAACAGACCCTAGAGCCTCGGATGCGTACCGTGTATTTTCGCGGTTAACCCCCGGCCTAAATAAAATCTTTTTTAACGGCATCGGCAACCTTTATTTGCTGGCAACGCCTTTGGTCTTCTCAAAAGAACGCATACCGGCAATGCCCAAGATGCCTGATAATATCACCCAAAGCTGGTCTGCGTCTAGTACCGGAGGGGGGTCCATACCAACAGAAACCCAACCCATAGCTTGTAGGTATTTCCACGCCCACTGAAACAGCGGATAAAGTAGAAACTGATACCCCATAGCAGCTACGCCAATCCAGCCAATGGCCGGACGCCAGCCACTGACAAACACGTTACTGGACGCCGCTTCGATTTTGTTGACTTCAATCTGCGCTAGGTCTGTAGCTTGGTCAATGCGTTTCTCTTCAAGATCAAGCTTACGCTGCTCAATCTCCATCTCCATCTTTTCTTTGTCAGTGGTAATCAAGTCGCCAGCAACCTTGCCCACGGCTTCAATGATCGATCCAACGGCAAGCAAGCTCATGCTAGACCTTTCAGTGTGCGGTTAATCCAGCCCTTGAGGAACTTAACCTGCACGGGGTTCTTGTTGCATATCTCAACGTAGCGAGCAATCTTTGCTAAAGCGTAAGACTCTTTGAACCGCTGACCGTCTGTGATCTGGTTGAGCCTCTCAATGGTCTTAACTCCAATCCCACCATCAGGTGTAGCGCCAACAACCAACTGAGCCAACTTAACCGCCATGCCTAACCCTGCGTTTACACCAAAGTTAAAGATAGTGTTAGCTACCTCTTGATTTGCAATCTCGTTACCGCGCATCTTGTCCCAGAACTCCACTCGGTAGAACTCACGCACCATAGGGGTCAGGGAGCCACCAAACTCTTTCTTGTCCACAAGCGCCCAGCCATTCCACTGGGGATTCTTGTTACGGGCAATACCAGCGTAGGTCATCCCGCCCGTGTCGCCGGGTACTTCGTGAAGGACGTAGCCTCCCTCGTCTTTCATCATCTGCTCAAAGGCTGGTTCAAACTGCGCCATTACTTGTCCTTTGGTTTAGTGTCTTCATTCTGCATGAGTTTGATACCAGACAGGAACCCAATCATGCCGCCGATAAGAGTAGAAAAAGCGGGTGAAATCATCTTGAATATTTCTGCGTTGTCCACTTCTTTGGCCCAAAGGCCAAGCATAAAGCTGAAGACCATAGCCAAAACGGAGATGCACAGGGTGGTGCTGACCATTAGCGTGACCCACAGCGTCAACTTTTCTTTTGTTTCCATCTGGGGCTTTGGTATTGGCTTCTTGGTCATACATAAATGTCCAGCTTACGGTTGGTAAAAATCTGTAAATTAAGCTGGTTTTGTTCAGCTTTCTTTACATACAACTCAAGTTCAAGGTCGTCAATTTTGTTTTTAACCTTTGTCATTTTGACTGCCTGTTTGTATTCTTCCTCAAGACGCTCAGCCCTGCGTTCAGCCCTGTCCGTACTTGTTGGACGGTCGGCGGGTCCCAACATGGGATACCACTTGTGCAACGGCGTAATCATTTCTTTTCACGTTTAACCGCTTGCTCATAGCCATACAGAATTAACGCTCTGGTTTCTGCTGAATCTGCCGTGCCCGCCCATGAGGGCAGGTTGTTCCAGATCACCACGTAGTCTTCTACTTTGCAATGCGCCGCATTGTTTTTTAGCCACGCAATCATTTGCTGATGGCGCTCGGACGGGTTGTGGATTGTGTAGCCAATTCCATAGAACTCGCGCACATAACAGCCATTCTTGGCTACGGCTCCAACTAGCCCCAACAGCAGTAACAGAAGGAGCCAGCGCATGCGTCATTGTTAGATGGGGGGTGTAAGTTCTACCCATGAAACACTTGATTCGTCCCACCCATAAAATTTACCATCATCTGGATACGGTAACGGAGGGGCCCACGTTAAATTAGCTTCGTCGCCCACAAAACTTGGATTGCTAATGGGCTTTCGCGCTAGAAACTCGGCGTGTCGTAAAACGGCAAATTCTTCTTGCGTATGCGTGGCTAACACCCCAACAACCGACAGGTCTGCATCGTCGTCACAGGTGCCAAAATAAATAGGCGCAGTAGCGTACGTACCGTCAGGCAATACTTCTACGGGCCACGCGGATGCGTTAGCCCATAAACAGGTAAAATTTTTAACCGGGGGAAACGCCGGACCTGTCTGCATTGGCGCTAACGTACACAAAACGCCCGTACCAGCATCAATGTTTGTAACCGATATGTAAACCATACAATGATTCCTTGGTATTAAGTAACCAGAACTTTGCGAATTACACGGATGTAATTATTTGATGCTTTAGGTTGGGACGTACCAGCCTGCTGCCCAGTTGAAAAATTAGTAACCCACACCCAAAAGTTTGGGCTCTCCGTGCTGGTAAACGTGTACTGGCCAACTAAAAAAGCCTCAGCTTGACCGGTCCAGAAATCAGTAGCAGTGGTTCGGGCCGGGGCCGTTGTAGTGTAGTTTGTGCTTACCGGTTCAGGGGACACCGCATTAGCGTTAGAGCCTGAAGATGTATTATTTAGATATGCGCCGGTGGCTACTTCTGGCTTTAGAAAATAATACAAAGTTTCAAGTTCATTTTTTGCCGGAATGTACCAATCTGTATACCCACCAATAGTTAAACTACGCGCCCAAGCTGGACCCGGGTAGGTGGTTGGGCTATACGTAACATAAGCGTTGGTATTTGTGAGGCCGTTAATAACAGATTGAGCGCTTGCGCCTACAAGATCATTGGCAACTCCAAAGTCTCTACGCTGTTGCCCAGATGCCGCCGGAGAGACAACTAGGTAATAAACTTGCCCGCTACCATAGTCAATCTTGCCGCCGTAAAACCCACCGCCATAGGCTTGCCCAATAACCGTTGGCGGGCCTCCCGAAGTAGCGGCAGAAAACCCAAACCCTTTTGCTCCACCGGAGCCAAGTGAACCTAGTCGTGGCATAGCAATCCTTTAAGCAAACTTAGTTTGCGAAGCAAAAATTTGCCAAGATAAATACGATTGATAAACACATGTAAAGATGTAAACATCAACAGCGTTAGCGTTACCAGCGGTTGGTGCCGTACCGCCTTGCCACTTAGGCGTATACGCAGTGCCATCGATTTGAATTACCGAGGGGCGGTATGCAGTTGCGCCGTTTGTAACCATGTACGCAACAGTGATTGCGCTTCCAATAACAGTAGCTGCAGAACTAATCTGTTGACTCGTAAGAGTTACAGAACCATCAGCAATAATATTGAGTGTTTGGTTAGCGGTAGCGTTTCCTGTGTAGTACAGAACTGAATACGAGCTAGCATAAAAGGTAATAGTGCCCGTTGCCGCTCCGGTATTGACGTTCATGCGCTCGCCTAGCACGGAGTACAGCTGGCCCATTAAACCAGCTTGCCAACGCGCCACAACATCGCTATTACCGTTGGATAAAATTACGTTTTTAGTTTCAGTCCTAACGTCAATACTGTTCTGGTTACCGTTGAACATACCAACGATGGTATTAAAGGTACCCGAAGTTACTTCACTACCGGCATTAGCGCCTATGAACGTGTTAGACCCGCCTGTGACGTTTTGACCAGAGTTACGCCCAACAAAAGTACTGGTAGAGCCGCCAACCATAGTACTACCTGATCCATAACCGACAAACGTATTACCGTTTCCAGATGTGTTCAGTAAACCAGCGTTATAGCCGAGCAGTGTGTTGTCGCCGCCGGTCATAACGTTACCAGCATTAGCGCCTGCTACGAGGTTGTTAGAGGCAGAAATGTTTGCTTTGGCTGCGTTATACCCAATAAACGTGTTGTTAGTGCCGGTCGTAGTAACTAGACCCGCTCGGTATCCAAGAAACGTGTTGTTTATGCCGGTAGCAACGTTACCCGCTTGATAGCCTACTGAAGTTTCAAACGGAGACACTGACTGGGTTATTCCGTCTAACGAAGCTGCTGCAGTTGCGTTAATTGTCTGGTTAGGCCATGAGCCGCTGACTGTGACGTTAGTTCCCGCCACGATTGCTGGCGTTGCTGTGCCTGTACCACCGTTTGCGACGGGAAGAAGTCCAGTCACGCCAGTAGTGAGTGGTAGACCAGTAGCGCTAGTCAGCGTACCAGAAGAGGGTGTACCTAACGCGCCGCCGTTTACAACTGGAGCGCCAGCAGAACCAACGTTAACTGCCAAAGCTGTGGCTACGCCTGTACCTAAACCAGAGACACCGGTAGAAATGGGCAAGCCAGTCGCATTGGTCAAAGTACCACTAGATGGAGTTCCAAGGGCTGGGGTAACCAATGTTGGACTATTGGCAAACACCAGAGCACCACTGCCTGTTTCATCTGTTACAGCAGAAGCCAAGTTAGCAGATGATGGTGTGGCCAAGAATGTTGCTACGCCTGTTCCAAGACCAGAAACACCTGTGCTGATAGGCAGGCCAGTAGCATTAGTCAGCGTACCAGAAGAGGGCGTACCCAATGCGCCGCCGTTTACAACTGGAGCGCCAGCCGAGCCAACGTTAACTGCTAAAGCTGTGGCTACGCCTGTACCCAAACCAGAAACACCGGTGGAAATAGGCAAGCCAGTAGCGCTAGTCAGCGTACCACTTGAAGGTGTACCAAGTGCGCCGCCGTTGACAACAAAAGCTCCAGCAGTTCCTGTATTAACTCCAAGAGCGGTAACAACTCCTGTGCCTGTTGTAGTCGTAGCAGGGGCGGCACCCGCACCGCCGCCTACCACCAAAGAACTTGCTGCCAAGGCCGCTGAAGAAGCCCAAGTTGAACCGCTTGAGAAATAAGGGACGCCGCCGCTAGTACCGGCAACGGTCAAGGCTAAAGTGCCTGAGCTTGTAATTGGTGAGCCAGCGACTGAAATCAAACCCCCGGTAAACGATTGGGCAACGCTGGTAACACTACCAGTGTATGTGGTTGATGTAGCTTTAACGTAATCGGCAACTGCAGCAGCGCTGTTGTACACAACAAGAGCTGTTTCGCCAGCGGCTACGGTTACACCGGTTGTAGCAGAGCCTTTAACTACGACACCAAATCCACCAGTTGTAGCATTGATAACAATATAGTTTCGGCTGGAAGTGGGTACAACAATATTACGAGCCGCAGTTCTTGCGCCAGTGCAGAGAATAACTGCATATTGAGCGGAGCCTGTAGTGCCCGCTCCAACTTGAGCGATATTAGTTGCAAGGTTAGTACCTTGTGTCAACGACAAGGTAACGTTAACGTCCCCCGTAATCGTTTGAGTACCGGCAATAGCGGTATCAAGGTAAGAAGTAATGGCGTTGTTAACGTCATCGCCCCACTGTCCGCTCTCGGTGCCCGTTACAGGCTGACCTAACGCCAAAAGTGTTGTGTAGTTAATAGTCATTTATAGCTCCAAAGATTGTTTGAGCACCGATACATTTGGCGCTCATGTTACTACATTTTGCCAGTTAGCGTCCTGCGTGTCATCTATTAAAACCCACTGTCCGCTGTTTACATTTCCAACTCGACCCATTGCCGGGCAGCCAGTGATGGCTACCAAACGTGCTCCGACTGATGTTGACCCAACATTACCGCGACCAGACACCCCTGTAAGTGCTACGGTAGTTGCGTCTTTTACTGGGATTACTGTTCCAGTATTACCTCTAGCAGATACGCCTGTTAGGACAACTGTAACGTCTTTTACAGCAATTACAGTCCCTGCTGCGCCCCTAGCCGCAACTCCTGTCAACGCTTTAATAACCTGTTGAGATGTGGTTACGGTTCCAACATTACCGCTAGCCGCAACTCCTGTCAACGCAACAAACTTGTTGATACTAGGTACAACTGTTCCTGCGTTGCCGCTAGCAGACACACCGGTAAGTGCTTTAGTAATCTGCTGGGACGTTGTTACGGAACCAACATTACCCTGTGCGGATACACCTGTGAGCGCCTTAGTAATCTGCTGAGACGTCGTTACGGAGCCCACATTGCCCGTGGCAGATACACCGGTCAAAGCAATCGATGTAGAGCTTGCTACCGCGCCAACCGCGCCCCGGGCTTGAACACCAGACTCGGCCCGTGAACCCTGCGAGGCAACCGTTCCAACAGCGCCTTGCGCAGATACACCGGTTATTGCCAAAGTGAGCGACTGACCTGGAGAAACTGTACCTACGTTACCTGCGGCAGAAACTCCCGTCAAGCCAACAGTTCTTGAACTAGCTACTGTACCGACCGCGCCTTGAGCTTGAACACCGGACTCGGCCTGTGATTTTTGCGCAGAAACTGTTCCAACTGTGCCTGTAGCAGTTACGCCAGTCAAAGCAACGGTGGTTGTATTTGCGACTGTGCCGACAAAACCAGATGCTAGTACGCTATTCTCTGTTACGCCGCCTGAAGCACTAACAGTACCAACAGCGCCGTTAGCAAACACACCAGTAAGGGTAGCTTGTTTGCTAACATTAACTGAACCAACTTGGCCCGCTGCTGATACGCCGGTAAGCGCAATATTACGATTGCCAACTGCAACAGTCCCAGCTAAACCTTGAGCCGTTACGCCAGCAATACCGGAAGACAGACCGCCTATAGAGATAGCCCCAACATTGCCAGAAGCAGCCACGCCGGTCAAAGCAACGGTTCTTGAGCTTGCGACTGTACCAACAAAACCAGATGCTAGTACGCTATTTTCTGTTACGCCGCCTGAGGCGCTAACAGTACCGATATTTCCAGAAGCAGCAACGCCGGTAATTGCAACGGCAACATTTGCTGCAGGGGTTCCAACAAGACCCGCGGCTGGTACGCCGGTAATGGCTATTGCCCGGGCTCCAACACTAACAGACCCAACATTACCTATTGCGTTTGCGCCAGTAAGTCCGGCTTCGCGGCCAGCCACACCTACATCACCCGCTTGAGCAACCAATGACACACCGGTGATAGCAACAGCACGGTTAGCAACATTAACAGTGCCAACAGTGCCTGTAGCTGTAGTGCTAGATAGTGAAGAAGATCGAGCAACAGTAACTGTTTCGACTTGGCCAGAAGCGGACACACCGGTAAGCGCAGCGCTACGGCCAGCAACTACGATAGTTCCAACATTACCAGAGAGAGATGCGCCAGTAAGAGCCACAGAAACTGACTGAGTAACGTTTCCTACAAAACCAGAAGCCTGAACACCTGAGCCGGTGTAACCGCCAGATGTGCCTACGTAACCTGCGTTTACTGCAGCCGCAACACCTGTCAAGGCGGGGGCGGTGTTTTTACCTACAGAACCTATGGCGGCGTTAGCAATTACGCCGGTGACTCCAACTGTACGGCTGCTAGAAGCAATAACACCAACGTTACCAGAAGCAGCAACGCCAGACAGAGCAATAGTTCTTGAACTACCAACTGTGCCAACAAAACCTGAGGCAGATACACCGTTCTCTGTTATGCCACCCTGCGCACTAATAAACCCTGCAGCTCCCGCTGCGCTGACACCAGACAGCTGTACCGTTAAGAAGTTATTGGCAGTTACAGTGCCCACAGCACCAGACGCAGATACACCGCTTAGAGTGCGGCCTGGTGCGCTAGTTACAGTTCCGGTCTGCCCAGAAGCTGTAGCGCCAGTAATTCCGGTATCACGATAAATTGCAACAGAGCCAACAACCCCAGAAGCGGTAACGCCTGACAGGGCAATAGTTCTTGAACTACCAACTGTGCCAACAAAACCAGATGCTAGTACGCTGTTTTCTGTTACGCCACCTTGTGCGGCGACTGTACCCACGGTTCCTGCTGCGCTAACACCAGACAACACAAACGTCTTATCTGCGGAAACTGTACCAACACTACCTGCTGCGCTGTTTCCGTTGAGCGTAGAAGTTCTTGAAACCGCAACAATTCCTACATTTCCAGTAGCTGCATTACCAGTAATACTCCGGCTTGGCGCAGAAGAAACAGTTCCAACAGTGCTTGAAGCCGCAACACCGGACAAAGCAACTGTTCGTGATACGGATGCGGTGCCAACCGTACCAGAAGCGGTCACACCAGAAATAGAATTTGAATGAGCGACGGAAGAAGTACCAACCTGTCCAGAAGCTTCTACCCCTGTAAGAGCTTTATCTCGCTCAGAAGCTACGGTTCCAACAGAACCTGCCGCGGTGACTGAGGTTATTGCCAAAGACCTAACAGGAGTTACAGCGCCTACAAAGCCACGAGCTTGGACGCCGGACCCGCTTGTTGAAGCTGAATCTACAACAGTACCAACTTGGCCAGAAGCAGAAACGCCGGTGAGGGCTACGGTTTGCGGTGCGCCGCCCCAAGTCCCAGAACCCCACGCGCCAAAACCCCATGCGCCCTCTACAACAGTAGAGCCAACGCTGCCCGCTGCAGATACACCGGTAATTGCAACGGTTACGCTATTAGATACAGAACCAACACTACCGGAAAGAGCAACTCCAGTAATGGAAACAGCGGGGCTATCTGCCGCGTTACCAACTAAGCCAGAAGCAGACACACCGGTAATACCGACCGTACGACTGCTGGAAGCTATAGTGCCAACATTGCCTGCCGCGGAGACGCTAGTAATAGCAATGTTACGGTTGCCAACTGCAAGTGTGCCAGTGTTACCTGCGGCAAAAACACCTGTAGTTGATTTACTTCTAGAGCTAGCGACTGTACCAGCAGTGCCAGAAGCAGATACACCGGTAATAGCAATGTTACGGTTTCCAATTGCAAGGGTGCCAACGTTGCCAGAAGCAAAAACACTGGTAAGAGAAACAGCAGGATTGTCTGCCGCGTTACCAACTAAACCAGAGGCAGAGACACCAGTGAGCGCAATATTACGGTTGCCAACTGCAAGGGTACCAGTGTTGCCGAAAGCAGACACACTGGTAATACCAGCTTCTCGGCCCGTAACTGAAGCGGTTCCAACAGAGCCAGATGCGGAGACGCCAGTAAGCGCAATGTTACGATTGCCGACCGCAAGGGTACCGGTGTTACCGGATGCAGATACGCTAGTAAGAGAGACAGCGGGATTGTCTGCTGCGTTGCCAACTAAGCCAGAAGCAGATACGCCGGTAATTGCTTTGTCTACAGAGCTAGTGATTGTTCCAACATTACCGCTGGTAGACACGCCGGTAAGCGCAACTGATCGCGAAGCAAGTACTGAGCTAACAAACCCGTTTGCAATAACGCCAGTAAGGGAGACAGCGGGGTTATCTGCTGCGCTGCCAACTAAGCCCGCAGCAGCAACGCCAGTAAGCGCAAAACTGCGCTCGCCAACGGCCATAGTACCAACGTTACCTAATGTAGAAACGCCGGTAAGAAGAACAGATTTAGAAGCGGTAGTAGAACTAACGCTACCCGTTGCGGAGACGCCAGTAATAGCAACCGTACGGCTTGCGCCACCCCAGTCGCCATCGCCCCACGCACCAGAACCCCACGAGAACGCGGGGATAGCTAATGCAGCTGTGCCCGTCGCGGAGACACCAGTAAGCGCTACTGTTCTTAAAGCAGTAGTGTTACCAGTTTGGCCGGACGCGACTACTCCTGAGATGGAAACAGTAACGTTTACCCCACCCCAGTCGCCATCGCCCCACGCGCCATCACCCCACGCGGACGCCATGGTCTAGCCCCTAAATGAGGCTAGATCAGGTTGTTGCCAGACGGATCAGCGCAGTTGTTGTGCTGTTAGCAGGCATTGTCAATGTGAACGTACCAGCAGTCACAGTCTGTGAACCAAAGGTGTGAACACTGACAGTCTTACCGCCCTGTGTAGAGTTATAAACCAACACGCAATCAAAGGCTGTAGCCAATGTAACGGTTGTGTACACAATGCTAGCTGAAGGTGTCCAGTAAGCCACACCAGCAGTAGCTGATGAGTTAGTAGCTGTAGGAGCGCTAGCGTTTGTAATAGCAACACCACCAGCCGAGTAGCCAGTACCGGTTACTTCACCAGTAACGGTGTAAACGGTTGTAGCAGCGTTAATGGTAGCAGAGGCCAAATACAGAGCAGCGTAAAACGTGTCTTGAGTTGGAGAAGTCAAGCTACCACGTGAAGTTAATGTAGCTGGTCCAAACTGTTGTTGACCGAGTAACAAATCGCCCATGAACGATGTTGTCATTGATTGGGTATTAGCCATGATATTTCCTTATGCAAAAGATGCTGCTTCAGCAAACAGCGGGGGTGAAGTTTTCAGACGAACATGAACCGAACGGTGAACAAGCTCACCCTCGTGCCAATATTCAGTCCAAGTGGTGTGCTCAATGTCATTATCCAACGAACCTTCGCGTTTTTCAAGCAATGATTCGTCCATCTCGCCTTTTGTGGTGGTTACATTCAATTTGAACTCCTGATAAGTGCTGCTGATGCAGTATTGCTGGGCATTGTAATAGTAAAATTGGTGGACGTCTTGTCCGAACCAAAGTCTAAGACAGCGATGGATTTATTGCCTTGCGACACGTTGTATATTAAAGCACAACGGGCCGTAACGGAAGCATTAAATACAACGTTATCGAAGTCAACATAGGCGGTGAAGCCAGAGGCGTTAATTGACGCTCCTGTAAGCAAAACCCCGCCGGGGGGATATCCACCACCAGATACTTCGTTTACAGAAGAGTACACAGTAGTGGATTCGTTTAAGTCAGCGCTGGCCGTGTACAACGCAATGTACAAAGTATTTGTAGCCAAATTATGGACACCCGTGTACAGCTCTTTTTTAAAGCTAGTCGTCTGGGTTTGGAGAATGCTGCTCATGCTACGGGCACCCTAACCTGACCATCACGATAAGCGTCACCGCGTTGCTTGCCATCAGCCAAGTTTTTATACAAAGCAATTGCTTGAACGTATCTTTCGTTGGCTAGTTTAACCATGTCACCTTCTTGGCGCATGTAAACAAATGCCTCACAGATAGTTCCGTACAACAGCACAGAATCAAAGTTGTCGCTAAGCCACGTATTGTTTGCTGTAACAATTGACTCTGGGTAATAAAAGAAATGTAGTTCAGCTTTGTAGTCGGCGTCTGGCGTTGGGCCAAGGATAAACGTAAGTTCCCTAACATTAGTCGACTGTGGGCCAAAGATAGCGTAGTGCTTAGGCTTTCCGGTAGTTGCTGGATTTGGATATGCTTCACGCATGAAGTTCACATCTTTGTCAAGTAGATACAAATATTCACCCGTACCAGAAGCTGGGTATATGGCAAGACTATACGCGG